CAAAAGTTTAGCGGTAGTAGTAATGCTGGTAAATTTATATTAGCGTTTAACGACAACCCAGAGAGTGCAGCTACAATAGAGCCTATACAATTAAGCGATGCGCATAACCAATATCAATTCTTAAGTGATGAGAGTGGTAAAAAGATTATGGTAGCACATAGGATTGTAAGCCCTATGCTTTTAGGTATTAAAGACAGCAGCGGACTTGGTAATAACGCAGACGAGTTAAAGACTGCCTCTATACTAATGGATAACACCGTTATTAGACCATTTCAGACACTTTTAATAGATGCCTTTGATAGTATATTAGCTTACAATAATATTAGCTTAAAACTATACTTTAAGACCTTACAGCCTTTAGAGTTTACAGACCTTGAAAACGTAGAGGATGAAGAAACTAAAGAAGAAGAAACTGGAGTAAAGTTAAGCAAAGAATTACCAGACGAATTAGGTAGCGATATAGCGGATGCACTTATAGATTTAGGGCAAGACGAAGCAGAGCTATTAGAGGAATTTGAAGTAATAGATGAAAGAGAGGTAAACTACGATGAAGAACAAGGGTTAGATGAGGTAATAACAGACCTTAACAAACCTAAAGACAAAAGTTTACTATCAAAGATTTGGGAGTTTGTAAGTACAGGTAGCGCAAAGCCTTATAAAGAGAGTGAGCAAGATGGTACAAGTAAACAAACAAAAGAAGAAGGCAACGAGTTTTTAGTAAGATATATGTATGCACCAGCAAGAACTAAAGCAACATCAAGACAGTTTTGTTCTAAAATGGTAAGTGCTAAAAAGGTTTACAGAAAAGAGGACATTGTTGCTATGGAAAACAAAGCGGTTAATGCTGGGTTTGGTAAAAAGGGTGCAGATACCTACTCTATATGGCTTTATAAGGGTGGTGCAAGATGCAACCATAAATGGCTTCGTAAGACTTATGTACGCAAAGATGGTGCAAAGGGTTTAGGCGATGCAATAAGTACAACAGAAGCAAGGAAAAGAGGGTTTAAACCAGAGGCTAATGCACAAAAAGTACCAGTTGCACCAAACGATATGAAGTATAAGGGCTATACAGCAGAGTATTGGAACAAAATGAAATTTAGAAACTAATGGCAACAGCATTATTTATAAGCACAAAAGACCTTAAGAAAAACTCCATCATTGATGGTAATGTAGACATTGACAAGATGCTACAATTTGTTAAGGTTGCACAGCAAATCGACATACAAAACTTATTAGGTACAGACTTATACAACAAGATTAGTGCTGACATTATAGCTGATACATTAAGTGGCGATTATTTGACATTGGTAAATACATACGTTCAGCCAACATTGATTTGGTTTGCGCAGATGAATTACATACCATTTGCAGCGTATACAATTACAAATAAATCTGTACTTAAACACAGCAGCGAAACAGCGCAGAACGTAGACAAAAACGAGGTAGATTATTTAGTTGGAAAAGCAAGGGAATACGCAAACTACTACTCAACACGATTAGTAGACTATTTATGTTTTAACAATAACTTATTCCCAGAGTATTTAAGCAATACTAACGAGGATATTAGTCCAGATAGTGATACAACTTTTAAAGGATGGGTGCTTTAATTATATATTATGAAATATAAAGTAAAACAAACAAACCTTAACAAACTAAAAAACTATATTGATGCCGATACCAAAACCAAAAGCGAACGAGAAGCAAAGCGATTTTATGACGAGGTGTGTAGCAGAAATAAGCAACGAATATAAACAAGACCAAGCAATAGCTATTTGTTATAATAAATGGAAAGAAAATGACAAATCCTAAACTAGCATTAATACCAAGCGGATATAAAGCTTCTACTGTATACTCTATTTTACCAAGTGATGGTAGTGGGGACTTTGACTTTGATAGAGCAAGTGAGGCTACAAGAGTACGCGAGGATGGTCTTATTGAGGAAGTTACTGATGATATACCGAGATTAGATTGGTTAAATAGCGACTGTCCAAGTTTACTTTTAGAGCCGCAGAGAGTAAATAGACAATTTTATTCAGAGCAAATAGATAATGCAGTATGGAGTAAAATTAATATTACTGTCACTTCAAATGATTTAGTAGCACCTAATGGAGAATATACTGCTGACAAAGTACAAAGAACTTCAACAAGTGGTAGTTATGTTACTGATAATGCAAATAAGTCATCGGCATCTCAATTAGATGTTACAACTTCTATGTTTATTAAAAAAGGCGAGGGAGATTTCTTTGCTATAAGACAACAAGGAAGTTACCCAAACAGAGGCGAAGTAAAATACCAATTTAGCACCAATACACTAACTACAAGCGTAGAGGGTAGTGATTTTACTGTTGTAAGCTCATCTGCTGAAGATTATGGCAATGGGTGGATAAGAATATCTGCCACATTCAACACTGATGCAAATGCTACAGTAGGAACGCTTTTTAGTCCAAGAGCTACTGATGGTACTATTGATGCTTCAGATACTTCAGATAGTGCTTATGCTTATGTATGGGGTGTTCAAGTAGAAGAAGGAAGCTATCCCACAAGTTATATAAAAACAGAAAATGGATTCAGCACAAGGTTTGCCGATGTTTGTAGTGTTACAACACCAAGCGGAGTAACAGAAATAGTAGAAACATTTTCAGACGATACGACCAACACTATAACGACAATACCAGCAACTTATACAATAAGTGAGGGTAAAATCAAAAAAGTAATAATGACATAATATGGCACAAGAGATATATCACAGAAGCGAATGGGGAAACCCTAACGAACAATGGGGAAACGTTTACTTAAACGCTGACTTAACAAATGAGTTATATAAAAGAGCAAGTGAGTACGAGAACAGTTGGGTTACAGACCAGCTCTTAAACGGAGTAGGCACAAAGCCAAGTATTATTCTAACCCCTACTGCTTATGAAGATGGCGTATTGAATAGTGTTAAGCCGAGTGATGGTAACGCAGACTTCCAATTTTCAAGAAATTCCAGCGCGACACGAGTAAACGAAAAAGGTTTAGTACAAGATGTTCAGATATTAAGCGGAGAATTAGTACAGAACGGAAACTTTGAGCAGATAGGTAGTGAACTTGTTACTAATGGTAGTTTTGATACTGATAGTGATTGGGAAACACAAACAGGTTGGAGTATTAGTAATGGTAAAGCAAACGCAATTTCAGCACCTCATTTGTCAAGATTACAACAAGTTAATTTAGGTCAAAATATAAATAGACCTTATAAAATAACTTTTACTGTTTCTAATTTAACAGAGGGTAATTTAAAGGTATGGTTTGGTGCGGTTCAAAGCGATGATATATCAAATGATGGAGATTATGTTATATATTTAACCCCAACAACCACGCAGCAGTTTTTTATATATGCAGATGGGATAACAACAGGTTCAATAGACAACGTATCAGTTAAGGAAGTAGGGCAGAATTGGACTTTTGGTACAGGGTGGTCTATGGGAGATGGTAAAGCGGTTAAAACTTCAGGAACTGCCTCTGCTTTGGCTCAAACTGTACCAACAACAACAATAGGTAAAAAATATAAATTTACCTTTGATACGATTGTTACAGCTGGAGCTGCCAATGCAACGTTATATGGAGTAACTATACCTATTTTTAGTACGTCAGGAAGTCAAGAACATATTATAATTTCAACATCTACAACAGGATTTATTTTTTATGGTACTAACTTATTTGAGGGCTCAATAGACAACATATCAGTAGTAGAAATAACAGACGATACAGACTTACCAAGAATAAACTATACTAACTTTGATTATGAGGATGTTTTAGGAGATGAATTAGCTTCGCCTTTAGACTTTACAAGTAATTGGACAAGCACAGGTGCTACTTCTATAACTGAAAATTCATTTCAAACAAGTGGTAGCGGAATTGGTGTTTATTTTTCTTTAGAAGCCGATAAAAAATATAAAATAAAAGTAAGCAATGTTAGTGGGGATATAAGCATAAGATATAGAACTTCTAATGGTGGTGCGGGAACAGTAGCGGGTAATTTTGATGAGTTTATTATTATAAATACTGTTAACTCAACAACACCAAATATTTATTTAAGAGCAAATAGCGAAACTACTGTTACTGTTGGAGATGTAACAATTAAAGAACTTACAGAAGATGTAGTAGTACCTTATAGCGGAGAGGGCAGTCTTTTACTTGAAAATCAATCCACAAATCTTATAACGTATTCAGAGGATTTTACTAATGCTAGTTGGACTAAATTAAATTCAACAATAACAAGTAATGATATTATTAGTCCTGATGGAAATGTTAATGCTGATAAAATAGAAAGCACAGGTACATCAAGTTCTATTGTTTTTGTTTCATATCCTACAATTACATTAACCAACACTTATACTGCCTTTACTTTTATTAAAAAAGGGGATAATAGGTGGATTAGATTAGGTCATAATACAAGTGCTATTGGTGCGGCTTGGTTTGATTTAGATAATGGAGTTACAGGAACTGTTAATTGTGATAGTGCTAATATAGAAGAACTGTCAAATGGATGGTATAAATGTTCAATAACTTTTATAGCTTCTGTTTCATCAGGTTCTAGTGTGTTTTTTATAGGGTTATCAGATGCGGACAACTCAACGAATGTTGGAACAGTAGGAAAATTTAATTACATTTATGGAACACAATTAGAACAAGGGTACGCAACATCCTACATACCAACAAACGGAAGCACAGTTACTCGTTTAGCAGATGTCTGTAACAATAGTGGCAGTAGCGACTTAATAAACTCAACAGAGGGTGTGCTTTATGCTGAAATAAGTGCTTTGGCTGATGATGGAACTGTTAGGGTAATTATTGAAATGAATGATAATTCAAATAATAACAGAGTTTCTATATTTATCAATAGTAATAATTACTTAAGTGCTTATGTTTTTAATGGGACTGTTCAGTATAATTACTCATCTAATATAAATGCTTTAAATTTTCATAAATTAGCGTTTAAATACAAGGAAAATAATTTTAGTTTTTTTATTGATGGTATAGAAGTTAATGCAAAAAATAGTGGAACTACATTTAGTCCAAATACTTTAACAGAATTATCTTTTACTGATGAAGTAAGCTCTTATTTCTACGGTAACGTTAAATGTCTTGCAGTATTTAAAGAAACAGATATTGATTTAGAAAAATTAACACAAGTGTAACAATTACACCTATAATAATAACAAGAGTAAATCTTTACATAACAAACGCAATAAGATAAGAAAATTAAAAAAACTATACATATAAACACCAATAGTTATAACCAAAAGTTAATATAATGTACATAGGAAAATACGAATTTAAAGACCAAAAGACTGCTGAAGCTAAAATAAAAGCTTTAGGCGTAGCAACAGACGAAGAAGG